GTAGCCAATCAATAGAAGCTGGAGACGAAGCACCATCATCTACTGAAAAACTATAAGAAGAACCAGCAGATACAGCACCGGGTGCATTAGCTAATTGGAAACTTCTATTAGTCCAGTTAATTGGGTTTCTATTTTCAAGGTAACGAAATACTGAATCGTCCGTAGGAACTTTATTTACTTGGCTAAGATATACAAAGAATGGAGACTCTTCTGGAGCTAATTCGTGTACTCTATCACCAAAGTTAAAAATCCGTCTACGGTCAGGGGCAACCCCTGTGCCAGAATCACTAGCTGTAGTTGAGGCTGTAATATCAGATGCTTTTAAACCACCTGAATTATATGTTATAGCCATATTATTCTCCTATGCTATTATGTGTTAAGGCAATCTACCAGCTTTGGATGCTCCCATAAGATTATCCCAAGCTTTCGATTCGTTAGACTTACGTACCGGAACTTGATTGCTCTGCGTTCCTGCCGTACGTGGAGTCGGTTGTTTCGTTTGTGGAACTTGTACGTTTTGCTGATTTATTTGTCTACCTGTTTGTTCACGCCAAAGATTTACCAAAGAACCTACTGGTACGTTGGATTTTGGTTGTGATACAAAATCAAGAAACTCATTTATATCAGTATCATTCATATTATGATTGTTACGTAGTTCGTTCCGTGTGTTATTCAAGGTCATTTCAGATTGAATACGTCCGATTTCTTTATCTACTACATTATGTACTAGTTGTTGTTCTTTTTGTACTCGCATCTGATATGACGGTGAATCTGGTTTGTAGTATGCATCCCAAGGGTTAAACTCGTCCTCGGTCATTTGCACCTGCGGTGGTTGTTGCGCCTGTTTTTGATTTTCTTGTTGCATATTGAGGTACTCTGTAATGGTTGATTGCAATTTTGCATTATCTGCACTTGCTTTGTCATACATTGACTGCCACTTCTTTACCTCATCCTCAAGTGGATTAGCTTCAACTTGTTGTTCTTCTACAGGTTGTTCACCATCTATGTTTGCAGATGTTTCCTGTCCTTGTTCGATTTGCTGTTCTACGACAGCGTCTGCACTAGCTTCTGGCATAATAATATCCTTTCTTAAGATGTCTCTTCATCATTTGGAACGGGACTATCCATACTACCGAGCATAGCATCTTGCTGTCGTGCGATAGCATTTTGTAATCTTTCCGATTCGAGCCTCACCTTTGTTGTTAGTTCATTAGCACTTATTCTCTTGTCAGCTTTGGCGTCTGCTGCTACACTACCGAGTTTAGATTTAAACTTCTGAACCTCTACTCGTTTTCTGTCAGCTACAGACTCCCTTCGGGCGGTTTGCAAGTCTCCTTGCAATTCTTTTAATTGTTGTTGTAATTGAGCATTTATTGCTTGTAATTGTTGTATTTCTCCAGACCTCTGCATTACACCTTCTTTATCAAATATTTCTGGATTCTTTTTAAGAACCTCAAGTTTATCAACAATACCTAATTGATACGCCTCTAAATATACATTAAGTTCTGCATATTTAGAAGTAGGTAACGTAGAGCCGGGTACTATACGTATATCGTGTTGCTCAATGTTATTTTTATCTTTTTGTATATCTATAATTGTTTGAGTTACGTCATCGTACATATTAATTGTAACTTCTGTTAAATCATTATTAGGTGATGCAGTTCTAAAATATTTTCTATACGTATACTGTTGTTTAGACATTGCATAGATAACACGACCTAATTTTATAATACTATGTTCTACATCACGTAGTTTTGATTTACTACGTTCAGAACCTAACGCAATCATTTGTTGCGTACCTTTAAATGTTTCTGGTGCTTTATCTGCCATACCGTGCATAATTTCTGGTATACCAAATATAAAATCTATATAGAACTCACATTGTTGTATTAATCTATAAAACTCTCCTGCTAGTGGAGTAGGAGATGGATAATGTGGTTCTCCTTGTGAGCTATCAACTTCTATTACTGCATTAGGGTTAGCCCAATCACGTTCTAATTGGTCTAATCCATTTACTGCGCTACCTACAGGAACAAGTAGTTTTAGTCCAGCAGACGCTTGTGCGTGTGATAATGCAAGTGACCATAATTTATTTAATAGTCTTTGCATTGGTAATGCTCTAGATACATCAGACCTTGGATAAGGTGTTTCAGTCCAGTTGTTTGGAAAACAAACAATAGGATAATCTTTTATATTAAGTAGATATTCGTCTAATACTATTTCTCCACAAGTAACTATTACTGCAACTCTTGTTTGTATAAAAGCTTCATATGATAACAAGTTTCTTTCAAAATCACTAGCACGTTCATCAGATATAATTAAGAACTCTTCTTCATTTAGTATAGACTCTGCACCTGTTTGATTATCAATAAGTCTGTAAAAAGTAACTTTCTTTTTATAAAATCTTTCTAATACTTGATATTTATTCTCACGATAGTAATCATAATCTTTTGTTTCAGATGGTGTATATACATCTCTTGATAATTTATTTTGAGTATTAGGAAAGTCTTCATCAGAGTACGTAGATATTTCATTTAAGATACTATCTAACTCTTCACCAGTTTCTTTATCTATTGTTGCTCCTAATTCAGGGTAGAGGTTTACAAGTTGTTCACCTGTTAAAATAGTAGACAAGATGATTCCATCGGCATCGCCAAACCATCTGTCTCTTGATGAAGGAGGAACGTAAACCCTAAAAGGATTGATGTGAACAAATCTTACATCACCTCTACCCATATCAGCTTCGGCATCAACATATACATATAAATATCCAATGCCAACAGTTGAAAAATCGTGTATAGCTTGTTTAACTTGAGAGTCTCCATCTGAGCCTTCCCATATAGCTCCAAGTATTGTTTGCCAAACTTTTGCCATTTTAGCATCGCTATCCTCACGTGGCATAGCAGTAAAGACTGGCGGTCTAGCAGTCATAAATGATTTTAGTTTTTCTACAGCAGGAGATATTCTATCCATAGGAATATCTGCCTGATTACGTGATTGTAGTTCATCAGACTCATCAGAAGTAAAGTGATTACCTAGATAAAAGTCTAAATCTTTACGTGCTTGAGAATCCCAAGAGTCTCTAGCATCTCGCCATCTTTTAAATAATTCTTCGTTATATAATGCTTTTTGGTCGTATTCCATTAAACCCTTGCGCCTGTTAGCCAGTTATATGATTTCAATTTTCTTTTTACTTTAGATATAGTATCTGAAGTACCTTTCTTAAATCTACCACTTGCAGGTGGTTTTGCAAAATAATCAGCATAATACAACGCATCCATTAAGTCATCGTGCTTTGAAACAGGATGTTCAAACATCTCATCAACCAGTTCGGTCATAGATTTACGTATGTATAATTTTTTTGAATTTACTATAGCTCCTAGCGAAGTTTCAAGTCTATCTTGTTTTTTTATTCCACCAGGAGGTTTTACGCCTTTAAAGATGCCGGGCATCAATCTTCTATCATCTGACGCAAGTCTAGTTGTCATATCACGTACCATTTCTTGAGCAGCTACAGTTTCTATTGTAACTCTACGAACAGGAGAGTATTTACGTGCATATTGTATAATAACTTCTGGTAAATCAAATGTTGGTATACGTTCACGATAATAATCAAGTACGTATCTATTTTTATTAGAGTCAATACCCATTACAACAATTACTTGGTAATCTGAAGTAGAAGTAGCAGTTGCTGCAATATCAACGCCTATATATACGTTTAGTGGTATTGATTCACCTTTCCAATCTAAAAAACAAAATCTATCTTCACTTTTAAATACACCATTATGATAATTAATTCTATCTATTCTAAACGAAGCTGCCGATGCATCACGTGCATCATTCATATATTCTTGCGCAAACTTGTTTAACATACCTGCTTCAGCAAACTCAGCCTTTTTACGTTCTAACTTAGATAATGGAAATTGTTCTTTCCATATAGGTTTTTCATTTTCTATAGCTCTATAAAAATTTAAATCCCAAGGATATAGCTCATTATTTTGTTTTGCATCATTAAATCCATCTACTGTCATTTGCAAAAAGCTATCAAAATGTACAATCGTACCAGATAACCATATCCAACCCTCACGTCCCGGAGATTCTTCTAATGCTGGGTACACAGTAGATACAACCCATTTTTTTATTTCTGACCTACGTTCTGGTGTTTTAGTATTTAGTTCTGACTCAAAGTCATCTAGTATTATACCAGTATAACGTACATCTATTTCTGTACGTCCACGCAATCTTTGACTAGTGCCTTTTGCAATTATTCTATCTCCTTTAGATGTGACTAAATCTTTTTCTGTCCAACGTTTACCAGCTAAATCTCCTGCTAATTGTCCAAAATAGTACTGTATTGATTTATTAGATTCTAAATGATTACGTATATACTTTAAATGGTCAATAGCTTGACCTTGTTCTTCTGCTACCCAAGCTATAAAATTACGCTCATCTGCTGGTGAAAAGCATATTTTGTGCAATATTGCTGCTTTTGCTAGTATAGACTTGCCAAAAC